TGAAAAATCAAAGATTATTAATATTAATGAAATAAAATCCGTTAAAAAATAATATTTAGGCGTGAACTAACAAGATTAAACGTGAACTAGCAAAAATATTAGTTCACGGGTCAAAAATTCTCACGTGAACTAGTTAAAAAAATATTGTTGCACGGCTTAAGTGAGTAAATTCAATATGTAGAGGTACTACGTGAACTAATATTTACTATTTACTATATAGAGGTATTAAAAAAGGAATTTAAAGAATATATAGCGTATTTATGTTTCTATAATTCCTTTATACAATACCTACATATACGCGTATGGGATTGGTTCACACAGAAAAGAGGAAGACATGAGAGAACGAGAAATAGAAAAAATATTCAGAAAAAATATTCAAGACTTGAATGGCATTTGTTATAAGTTCGTGAGTCCTGGAAACTCAGGTGTGCCAGATAGAATTGTAATATTAGAAAATGGAGAAGTAATTTTTGTGGAATTAAAAACTGAAAAAGGTGTGTTGTCTGCTTTGCAAAAATCACAAATTAGAAAACTTAAAAATCATAATCAGAGAGTGTGTGTTGCGTATGGATTGAATGGGATACAAAATCTGATTGATAAAATTAAGAGATCAAGACTAGATTTGATAAAGGACGAGGAAAGATAATGGGGGATTTGGTATTACACGATTATCAAAAGTACTGTGTGGATAAGATTGTGGATAACAATAATATCGGATTGTTCCTGGATATGGGACTAGGTAAAACTCTTATAACTTTAACAGCTATTAAGGATCTTATTTATAATAGATTTCAAGTTGGTAAAGTCCTTGTAATTGCACCTAAAAAAGTAGCAGAAGCTACTTGGCAAAATGAGATTGAGAAGTGGGACGAATTGCAAA